ATGTATTCACGATTCGCGTTGCTGGGGAGCCTCCCCTTGAAGATGAAAGAACGCTTATATCTCTTGCGTGGGCACAGCAGTGTATCGGCACAGGAGTTATTCCTGCCGAAGACGAACCGCTATTCTTGGGCGTTGACGTTGCTCGCTACGGTGACGACAAGTCGATCATTCTCCCGCGTAAAGGCTTTAAGATTATGCCTTGGGAAACGTTCCAGGGACTCAATACGATCTCTCTTGGAGGATTTGTAAATACCACTTATGTGGAACAAGAAGCTGAAGGTCTGGCCATAGATGAGATTGGCGTTGGTGCAGGTATCACGGACTGGTTGCAGAAGCATGGCCATGTAAAGACCTTCGGCGTGAATGTATCTGCTCAGTCTACCGACCCAATGAAGTACCATAGACTGCGAGACGAACTGTGGTGGAGAGTTAGAGAGAACTGTATCAAAGCACGCTATGACTTCCCTGACGTAGATGTGAATGTTGGTGGAACTACAATCAATCTTGCACAGACTCTTTGCGATGAACTCTCCAGTCCCATGTACGACTACGACGAGAAAGGCGCTTACATTGTCGAGTCTAAGAAAGCTATGAAGCTTCGTGGAGTAGAGAGTCCTAATATTGCTGATGCTCTCTGTCTTACTGAGTACTTTGCTGCTTTCGCTCACAAACTCTGGAAGAAGCCTGTTGACGATAAGGAACGCAGAAGACGTAGGTTACGGAGAGATAATAGAGGTCCAGATTCTTGGATGGCACAGTAAGCGACCATGTCAAAAATTGACATTGCTGGGAGACAGGAATGCCAAGTACATCTAAAAAACAAAAGAGATTATTCGACTGGGCACTTGCTATGAAAAAGGGAGATGCACCTAAGGTCGCAGGTCCTGCTGGCAAGATTGCTTCTACGTTGTCTAAAGAGAAAATAAAAGACTTCACTGTCCTCAAACGAGGGAAATAACATGACCGAGACAGAAGTTAATAACGGCTTGTTCGCAGGAACTGAGCAGTTTCTACAGATGCTCAGGACCGCCGAAGTGTCTACTCCAGAAACGACATGGAGAAAGACGGCGATTGAAGACTATAAATTCTATGCCGGTAAGCAGGATTCTCCCGAAATTCTGGCAGAGCTTGCGGCTAAGAATCGTCCGGCCACTACTTACAATGAGGTCATGCCTAAGATTAATATGCTTGTTGGTCTGGCAGCACAGACTAAGCATGATATCTTACTTAATCCTGTTGGAGTTGAAGATGAACCGTTGGCCGAAATAGCTACGGGAGCAATGAAGCACTTCCGAAAGAAGATGAACCTTTCGAGAAAGGAGCTTGAGTGCTTTGAACATACAGTTAAAAGTGGTCGCAGTTTGCTGTACTTTTATATTGATAACAGCAATCCTTTCGAGCCGGAGATAAAGTGCACACGCTGGCCCGGGTGGGCATTCTTCATTGATCCTCAGAGCAAGGAATACGATCTGAGTGATGCGCGGTACGTTATTCTCGACAAGTGGCTTAACAAGCAGGAGATTCATTCTCGTTGGCCTGGACTTGAGATTACAAGAATATCGCAGTATTCTCACTATGTGCCGGCGCAGAGTAGTCAGTACATGGACATGCCTGTCTTTTTCAACGAGGCTCGCGATCTGTACAGACTTTGTGAAATTTGGTACTATAAGATTGAAGAAGTAATGTACTTCATTAATCCTGTAACTCAAGGAGTTGACTTTCTTCCGTTGAAAGAGTTTGGGAAGTTTGTTAGCTTGATTTCACAAGGACTGCCCGGGCCTAATGGCCAGATGCGAATGGTCAGACCAGAAGAACTCCAAGCTACAAAGAGCTTCAAGAAGATCTGGTATTACGTTATCTTCAGTGGAGTCGAGAAGATCGAAGAAGGGAAGAGTCCTTTCCGCGTCGATGGATTCCCTGGCGTTCTCTTTGGAGCGTATAAGAACGAAGATGATAACGCATGGTTCAGTGTTATTACCATGATGAAGGATCCACAGAAAGCACTGAATACAATGCGTAGGCAGTTGTCTCATTTGCTGCAAACACTTCCGAAAGGTATTCTTGCCCACGAATCAAATGCTATTCTGAACATCGAAGAATACGAAGAGAGAAGTTCTGACCCGTCGTTCCATCTGGAAGTAGCACCTGGAGCTATTGATAAATTCAAGTTCGTCCAGCAACCGAGCATTAGTCCACTCTACCAATCTGTCGATCAGTCCATGTCTCAGTCAATGCGAGACGTTAGTGGCATTCAAAACGAACTGATGGGTAAACAGGAGACAGGCCGTGAAGCAGTCGGAAGTGTGGAGCGAAGAACAGAAACCGGACTCGCCGTTCTATATACGCTTTATGATAACTACCGGGAGAGTCGTTGGCGTGCTGCCAAGATCCAATTCAAACTCATGCAGCAATATGTTACCACCCCACAGCTCATCCGAATCGAAGGAGCAGCAGGACAACAACTGATTCAGATCAATACACAGATCAATCCGGACTCTCCAAACTTCAATGACATTACTGCTGGGGACTTTGATCTGGAGATCTCAGAAACTTCTGAAATGGCTACGGCGCGTAAAGCAGTTGCAAGTATGCTTGTAGAGCATAGCCAGAATAATCCTGGCGCGATACCAAGTGACGTTATCCTCGATTATGCTGATGTTCCTTACAGCGTTAAAGAGCGCGTCAAGCAGTACAATGAACAGAATGCAGCCGCTGCTCAGCAAGAGAAAGATCGTCTCTATGAACTTGAACTTCTCAAGATTCAGATGAAAGGAAACGAAGTTGCTGCTGATCAGGTTATCAAGCAAAGAGAAGTAGAGATCAAAGCAAGACAACAAGCCGCAAAGCCTAAAGCAAGTAGCACTGGAAGTTAACCTACAACCAAAGGAGAAACGAATGAAGCCCGAAGAGATTTTAGCACTGGATTCGCAAGATTCCCTGGACGATGTGGTAGTTATTGGCGAAGAGCCAGTAGTACCTGATGGGGCGCTTGAGGAAGCCACCGAAGTTCCTGGTACTGAAGAACAACCACTCCTTCCTGGTATCGAGCCACCTGCTCCTGCACAGGATCCTGCACTGCTTTCAATGCTGCGGGAAATGCGTCGCGAGAATGCTGCGATGCGCGAAAAGCTTGAGATGCTCGAGAAAGTAGCAAAGTCGGAAGAGGGAACTGTTGACCCTAACGTTCCTGGTGAGATCGAAACTCTGCAACAGGAAATTGCTTCCTTCGCAGAGAATAACAGTGTGATGTATGAAACGCTGCTCGAGGTCATGGAAGCCAATCCGAAGTTCGCTGATGTTCGTGATGTTTGTTCGAGGGATAACCTGGACGACATTATTGACCAAGCGGCTACCAACATCGTCAAGCGGGACGGTGGCAATTTTGCTGTCGTATCACTCCAACTGGAGAAGCAAATCTGGCAGGAGCGTAACCCGTACCGAAAGATGTACGAGCTGATCAAGACATATCATCCGAAGTATGCTGCGGCTGAAAAGCCAACTGAAACTCCGGCCGGCGAAGTACGCAAGCCTGCCCCTGCAACAGCCCCTACATCACTGGCAACTCTTGGTGGAGGAGATCTTGATCAGAAGTCTGGTTGGACTGCTGAAAAGATCGACGCCCTTCCCGAGGACAAACTCTCAACTGTCCCTAAAGATATTTACGAAAAGTATCTTCTGGGAACTCTGGACTAAGGAGATTAAACAATGGCTGATCCCAAGACTCAATTTCTGACAAACAATGCCCTCACCAGGAAACGGTGGGCACGAGACCTCTTCTCCATCATTCTGCCGAACGTTGAGTTTAGCGAACTCACTGGCACCAGCTCCGATTCAATCGTTCAACTTCGTACCGAGCTTGGCAAGGGCGAAGGCGACGAGATCACGTTCGGCATCCGCCTCCCGCTGTCTGGCGAAGGTGTTGTTGGCAATGACACTCTCGAAGGCAACGAAGAGAAACTGGTCTTCAAGAACTTCAAAATGACGATCGACGAGCTCAACCATGCCGTGGATACTGGCGGTCGGATGGAAGAGCAGAGGATCCCCTATGACCTGATGACTGAGGGCAAGAATGGTCTCCAGGACTGGTGGGTTGCAAAGCTCTCCGATCTGCTCATCAATACTCTGGCAGGCAATGTCAACTTCAAGATCGCCGGCAAGTCCTTTGCGAATACTATCACAGCGCCGGATACCGGCCATGCACTGGTCATGAACGGTCTCACTGAAGCGACTCTTACCAGCGCCGACGTGATGGACTTGAACTTCCTTAACAAGATGAAACAACGCGCGGAACTGCCGGCAGCAGGTTGCTACAAAATTCGGCCTCTGAAAATCAACGGCAAGTCTTACTTCCGTGTGTACCTCCACAACTACGCTTTCGATATGCTTCGCGAGAACGTGAACATCGGCCAGTGGGGAGACCTGCTTCGTGCCGCTGGTAAACTTCAGCAGCCAAACGTCGAAATCGAGTACAATGGTATGCTGATCGCCAAGACTGAACGGCTCCCGAATGTGGCGCCGAACAGTGTGGATGCCAGCGCGGGCGCTTATCGGGCTATCCTCGTTGGAGCACAGGCTGGTTGTTGGGCCTGGGGCGGTGCCGGAGAGTCCAAAGGTTCCGTCATGTCCTTCACTCCATACACTCGTGACGCCGAGCGCTTCGTCAACATCCGTGGCGGAGGCATCTTCGGCATGAAGAAAACTGGCTTCGACTCCAAGGACTACGGCGTTATCGTCGGCAGCTCCTGGGCCAACCCGCTGTAATACCCAGACAGTAAAGGAGATATCATGGCAATTACTCGTAACGTCCTTGCAACAGCCATCGCAGATGCCGGGCGCTTTGTAAAAAGTAAGCGCATTGACTCTGCGGTAGGTGTTGAAACCGTCGGCCTGATCTCTGTCCCCAAGAAAGCCTTCATCGAAACCTTGTGGATCGAGATTATCACAGAGTATCCATCGGCTGCTACTACCGAGACGCTGTTAGTCGGCTTTGTCGGTAACGGTGAAGCAGAGAATACTAGCTTCTTCGCTGATAGCACCGTTACTCTTCCTGAAGCGGCTGGACTCAAAGCAATTAATGTGTCCAAGTACTTCGAAACTGCAGGTGGTATTATCACGGTTACTACAGACCGTGGGGATGCAGCCTCTGGCGTTACCTATCGCCTCTTCGCTGACTACGAAGTTGTGTACTAACAAACAAGACTAACAAGGAGATAAACCATGGCTACAGTTGCAACTACTATTGATGGACGGAGGCCTGACCTCCGTATGCAAACCTTGGAGAATCCGTTTTGGATCACTTCGAAGGTTATCGAGTACGGAAAGTACCCCGGCAAGACCGTCGCCGTATTTGACTTCCCCAAAGGCACCTACAAGATCATCGACGCAGGGGTCGAGATCATCACCGCCCTTACCGGAGGGACACCGTCTGTCGCTGTCGGAGCCATGACGGTTCCGGTCGAGGCTTTTGTCGACGGCGCCACCTTCACGTACTCGGCAACTGATGGTTATGTTGCCAGTGCGGATGTTACCGAGGGAACTCCGGCTTACTACCCCTCCGCGGTTGCCGCCTATGCTGGCGGTGCTGGTAGCATCGTTGTGGGCGCAGCAACCACCATGCCTATCGTTGCTGTGACTCATGCGGCTTCAGGGACTGGTGGCCTCTACCGAGTGCACATGCTCATCACCCGAGTTCCTGTGCAGTCTGCTTAATCACATGGGGCCGCCTACTGGTATGTCAAAAATTGACGCCGCTGGTAGGCGGTCCCGAGTTCTGGAGGATTCAGATGGACTTTGCAACTTTAATTACTGAGGTAGAACTGCTCGTTAAAGACCCGGTTTACTTCGACTTGATTCCCGGCTATATCAATACAGCGCTTGTTCACGCGGGGAGTCGAGTAAACTTCCCATCCTTAAAGTGCGTAGGTACAGTCGTTACCGTCGAGAACCAGATGTTTGTGCCGTTAACGAGCGATCGCATGGGGAGAATCAAAGTTATCTCAGATACCATAGCAGTCTACCCTAATCTTGAGGGGATGATTGACGCGCTGCACATTACAGACCTAACTCAAACAGGGCCTGTTGAAGGTGTAGCAGTCGAAGGAACAAATCTGTGGTACTGGCCAATTCCCCTTACACCTCAGACGATTACGTTTATAGGTTATCTGAATCCTCCAGCTTTAGTTAAAGAAAGCGATGTACCGTATCTTATTCCTGACCATTTACAGATGAAACTTCTGGTGCATGGCGCAGCAAGATATGCTTTCTCTAAACAGGAAGATGGTATAGATGGACTGAAAGTTAACACGGCGTGGAGTGAAAGTGAAGTGGAAAAAGGTATATTAGAACTCGGTGCCTTCATAGGCCGAAGCAGAACCCATCAGACTAGCAGCACTTGGAGGGTGTGATGAAAGAAGTTGTTTTGCTTAGGGTCTGTCGAGGGATGAATGACAGTGGCAGCTTTAATGCTCCTGAGATAAATGTTGAAACAGGCGAAGCAGAAATTATAGACTGTAAGAATGTCACAACAACTCCTGATGGTCGTGTAGAAACGACTCCGGGGTACGCTACAATAGTTACACCTGCAGATCCGATATTGGCTATTTCGGCTGGCGATAAATTTTTAGTGCAAACAGAAGGAACTTTAAGTAAACTGTTGGGCACTACCTTAACAACTCTTGACTCTTCTACTGCGCTAGAAAATACAGCGGCTTTTGTTAATACACTGATTGATACTCGCTTTAATCTTCCAGATGGGTCTAAGTATAAAATTAAGAACGGAGTCGATACTATTACTGAGTTGGGAGTTGGGCAGTATTCCGGGCCACCCACATCTATTACGTATTATGGGATGCCTGTATTTACATCGGCCTTTGTTCACAACTCAAAGCTTTATGCTGCATACGGCTCGTTCCTTCAATACAGTAGTGGTTACGGATACGATCTGTGGAATCTTGCTGATGATTTCATTCCTTGCTATAAAACCATATGGCAAGCAGGAGCAATACCTGGCTGCGTAGTAACAACGCATAGCGATGGCATCATTGTCTATTCTGGATCGGGTCCGGCAAACTTTGCTAAACGCTTCTATCCCTGTCCGGTAATTAACAGGACATTATGGAGCGGTTTAGTTTCCCGCGTCATTGGCCACTTGCATGTATTTCTTGCTGAGAATGGTTTGTACATAGTGACCCCAGATGGTCAAGTGAAAAACCTCACAGAAGAAAGCATGGATAATATAAAAGCACTTAACACTTCGTATACTGCAACTACGATGGCTGATGGTAAGTACATTGCTTATGGCAACAATACAGCCATTGACTACAGTTTCAAGACAAAAGCTTTCATGAAGCGAGATGCGAATGGCATTATTGCTACAACGCTGAAGGACGGTATTCCATTCTTTGCTTCAGCATCGAAAGTGCTTTCTCTGGACGAGACTAACTTCAGTCATGAGAGCAGTATAACACTTCCGTTCTCAGACTTAAGTGCTCCTCAAGCAAAGCGTTTCCATTGTCTTTATCTGACAGGTGAGTTCAAAGGAGCATTGACGATTACAGTTAGTAACCAGCGTGGCGACAGTGTTTCTGTGGATGCACCTAAACTTGGGCTGGTTCATCAGTATCGAGTCAATGGAATAAGTCCTTGCATTGGTACAAACCTGTCGGTTAAGATTAAGTGCAAGTCTGGTTACATGAGGATTGAAGAACTGCGTGGAGTTTATATCCCAACAGCAGGAAGATAATGTATTCTACTATCAATCTACATGATGCTGATACAACCAAGAATCTGCTGCGTGGCGAGGCCAAAGCACAACTTGCTGTATTACGCAGGCAGATGCAGTTAGGTAAACTTACTGTAGGCACAAGGAAAGTTTACTACTCTACTGGCGTTGTTATATCATGCTCAATTAACTTCGGCAAAGAAGATATTATAATCTCACTTCCGTCTGGAGTTAAACAGCTTGGTATCGTTATTAGAACTCACCTAATCCGTGGTTTTGCTTGTGTGCCTAATTCCGCAGTAGGATTGTACGATATAGGTGATGCAAACGTTAGCAAGCGATTAGTATACAACGATGGCGCTTGGACGGTATCCAAGGGAACAGTTAAGCAGTATATCACGGACGAACTAGGTGATACTAAAATAAGGTACAAAGAATCATCGCTGGACTGTGGTAATACTGATTGGAAAGGTCCTGTACTGCCAGAGGGAAACGCAGAGTCGAGAGTTATTTTAACCTGGCGCGGACCAGCTACAAGATACTTTCCTTTGAATTCCTCGAAGCATTATCCAAACTTAACAACCATTGATACCGAGTATCTGTTATCGACGATCTATACTCCGTTTACACCCAATGTCTATGAAGGAGGAAAGATCCTTGCTATTGGTCCTAAAGCAAATTTTCCGTATTCTGATCTTGAACTAGACAATCACGCTCAGATACTTGGAGCAGCTAAGAACGCAAATGGCCACTTGTTTGTAATTGTCAAAGCATGCTATAGCAGCTTTGCTGGCTGGTGGACAATCGAGGAAGCAGGACAGACTCCGTACGGATACTACTCTTCCGAGAGTGAAGCAAATGGGCAGCTTGCTACAGCGCAGAAAAAATATCCACTCGCAGTTTTCTCGGTAGTCTTTAAACCGCGACCCGGACTTGGTTACTGGTACGAAGCATACAAAACCACAGGCGCTCCTGCAGGCCAGTTTAAGACTTTAGACTTTCCTAGCGGTTGGGAGTTACTTGCTATAGCTAAGGCAGATGAGCGGCCGAAGGTTTCTTGGTTCTTCAATGAGAGTGGAACTGAAGCAAAGACTGTTGAGAGCGGAAGAGTATGGACGTTTAGTGGATCTGCTTTTAGTTCAGTTCTAGCTGGAGACTGGAAGTGGGAATCTGACGGAACGTATTCCGAGGAAAATGTTTCTGACGAAGTTAGTATTCCATTAGATGGAGGATTTGGAACAACAATTCCTGGATACCACGGCAAAAGCTTTTATGCTTATGATAAGTTCTCTGAGGACTATGCAACTTACGTAGCACCTTGGGACGGCAAGCACATGCTTGGTCATTCCAAACAGGGAACTCTTACAATAACTAAGAGTGGAACGCAGATTGTTGCAGTGGATTATAAAGGGGATACGCCTGTTTATGCTGAAGTTACGGTAACTGGAACTAGCATAACAGACTATGATTATCTTGACTATAGAAATATCTTTGGAATCTGTGCTTGGGTAGACGACGGAGAACCATCAGATCATATTCCTTCAGGGCACATAGACTACTTCTGGCAGAATGCGTCCTGGGTATCGGTGAATGATAGTTTTGTTGCTAATGTGTTCCAGATGTGTAGACCAGAAGTTGTCTATTCTATTTCTTGTGGTACTATAAATGAAGACGGTTTAGTTACTTCGTTGGCGTCTTGTTGTTCGCCATGTACTACGATGCCAATTACTGCTTACGCTGAAGTTACTAGTAAAGAAGGAACATTAAATCTTAGTAATACCCAAACAGTGGTATCAGTTGCTGGAGGAACATGGTCTGCTTCAACTCAAGAACCCCCATACAGTCCTGAAGGTTACGGGCTTAATGTTTGGCTGTATCCTTTAAATGATGGAACATACAGTGTCAATAACACAGACTGTGCTAGTATTAGAATAAAGATTACTTCATCTGGCTCAGCGTACGGCTGGATGCGAACAAATTACTGCGGTACTAACGTAGGTCCTGCTCCTACTACCGGCTGGCATGGAACGCAGTACGCTAAAAGAACAGGATGGTACTGCTGGACAAACTGCTCTGGGCATACGTCGACTGGAGCACCGTATCCTAGATGGGGAAGTTCTTGTTCTCCTCCGGCGCAAGTGTGCTCTTCTGATTCTTCTTTTACCTATGGAAATTGTTCTGGCTGCAATGGGCATCAGTGGTATTATAGATGGATGGGTGGAAGTTCTCCTTACGGCTGTCCAGATGGTATAAAACCTGCATCTGGTGGTTACGACGGCAGTCTTATTGTTGTTGAGGATGGGTATGCTCGAGTGTACAGCCCTACGGACAAGGCAGCGCAGTATAATTACTACAATTGCACAATAGAGACTTTCTCATGTTAATTAACTATGCTCAAGCTTTAGCAGACCGCTTAGCTGCTGGGGAAGAATATATTACAGCAGAAGATTACGCTAAGATCCTTGTGTCTGAAGACCCAGCATTAGATTACGAGAAAGTTCTTGCTTTGGTCTGGGCAGATATAAGGAAACCTGCTAGTGCTGTCGAAGTACCAGACGACTTTCCTTCTTTAACGGAACAGATGAAATCTTTTTCTGGAGCATTAGTTGACTTTGTTGCTACCGGCTTTGAGACAGTTACTAAAGAAGATTACAAAAGAAGAATTGAAATTTGTAACTCTTGTGAAATGTATACTCATAAACGTTGTTTGCTGTGTGGTTGTTATATGCCAGCAAAGGCTTGGATTCCAGCACAAATCTGTAAAAAGGGAAGTTGGTAATGGGCTTTGATCCTGATTGGGAATGTTATCCTTATACAGCGAGACCAACTGGGGAGCAAGTAGACCTTAGTTATAGCCATGATATTACCTATGAAAGTGTGTTGAAGATTGATGGCAAAGAAGTACTGACTCTCTGTGACAGGACGAAACATTATTCACTTGAGTACCATAGGCTGACTGAACTTCATAATCCTTATATTACTGATCTTAGTAATGGTATGGGGTCTGGAAGTGCTTCTGGCTATGAGCCAACAACGTATACTGAATCAGGAGCCGCAGCAGATGAAATAGATTACACTGATGCTACAATTCTGTTTATGGACTTAAGAAATGACATTGTAGTATTTGAGCATACACGGTATTGGTTTACTGCATCAGGCACTGGCAATGCGCCATTATCAGTTTCTGCTGATATTGGTCAGACTCAGTTTGCTCCAGAAAGTATTCGTCTGGACGTAGTTGGAATTGATCTATCTCATACACTGTACAATACAGTTAAACAAGAGATACGACTTCCATTTAGTACTTTGTTCCCAATAGATAAGTCATCAAATACCTACCGCACAGTGCGTATAGGCGCGTCAGATCGAAGTGGTTTCTGTGGGACTATCGAAAGTTATGTCTGCTTGCCTTGGGGGAGTTATGGCACGGTTGATCTTAGTAAGCCTCATAGCACTAGCGGTTTGCCTAACGGTCTGGAGTATACCCACCTTTATGACGAAAATCCAAGCGACTATCCTCTTGAATACTACCCGCACTGGAATGAAGTAGGTGGGACTAACTTAACTCGTGCTGATGCAGAACTCTTTGCAAGTCTGTGGCCAAGTAATGGAATTCAATCTGGTCGTCTCGATGTTGGCTTCCCGTACAAAGAAGAGCCTATTGGTTCCTGGGCACTTGATGCAGACAGCAATATCTTCCTTAGTATGAAGCACGAAGACGGTAGCTACACAAAACTCTTCGATGCTTTACATAACAATATCATATCGTTACCAGGGTTTAATGTAATAGATACTGTGCCCTTTCACCCAATTGCTCCAATCTAATTCAAGCGGTGTCAATTTTTGACACGGTTACTGAGGAGAACACAATGCCAGATCCACCTGTAGCATCTATACTTGGCGACAGCTCAGGAATCTTTAATAATGCGTACGGAGCGTTACAAGCTAAGTACACCGACGCTGCTGCCTGGGCTGATTGGGCTGCAGATCTAGTTAACACGAATGTTACTTCGATCGCAACTGCTGTCGACTCGTTCGACATAAGTGGACTTATTGCGGCAGCAGAAAATGCTATCGCAGGTATTCCGACGTATACTCCAGGAACGATCACAGGATACGAACCTGGGGAACCGCCAAATACTGATATAGACTATACTTCGGAGAAGTTTGAAGAGCAATTACTTACTACTCTTCAAGCCCAACTTGCGGCTAAGCTTACTACGTACAGTACTGGGCTTGGCGATGCCGAGACAGCGCTGTTTAATCGGGAAGTACAGCGACAGAACGATATACGCGCTGCTGCGTATAACGAGTTGTGCAACCAGATGGACGATCTTGGATGGGACGTTCCTACTGGACGGTTGATTGCTAAGCAGACACAAGTTAATAACGAGTCTACTATGCGGCTTAGTGATTCAAGCGCAGCAATTATGGCTGAGTCTGCTCGCCTTGCTGTACAATTCAATCTTGGAATTTACCAAGCAGCAACTTCTGTGGTTGGTGTTCTTGGTCAGGTTTATGACTCTAATGAAATGCGAAAGTTTGAAAAAGGCAAAGCCCAGGTTATGGCGGCTATCGAGCGGTATAAAGCCGAAGTAACTAACAATCAAGTTGCTGCTCAGATGAGCATAGCAACTGAAGATACTATGGCCAAGTCGTTTGACATTGGCTCTAAGAAAGCTACAGCCACAGCACAACTTGCAGTTACAGCTATGCAGTCGGCTATTGAAGCTGCAATTCGACACTTCATGACTCAGGTCGAAGCGATGAAGAGTGTTGCACAGAGCGCAGCGCAGATGGTTGCAAGCGCGCTTGGTAGCGTGAATGTTTCTGCTGCCTACGGAGCCAGTGGTCAAGCTTCTGAATATCTTGATCAGAATGTTAACGCAGGTCAGACTCGTAAATCTGAGTCTATTAACTACGAAGGGAAGGTGTAACTATGTGGACTAATACTTATGACACTGATCTGCAAGCCGGCAGTAAAAAGATTCGTGAGAACGATATCGAGAAGGAACTGAAGAAGACGAAGATGGTAACTGAGGCTGAACTGGAAAAGCAGAGAATTGCTAATCAGGGCAGCATCGAGCATGCTGGGGCTACAAGTAAAGGTGCCATTGAACTTGCTCTTGCCAAGAAAGAAGATATACAGAATCTTGCTCAGGCAGAAGCGTACAAAGGTACTGCTAAGTATTACACTGCTGGAGCGGCTGGTCAAGATATTGCTAATAAGATTGCTGGTAAGTATGGTGATGCTATGCAGAATGAAAAGCTTATTCGTGAGAATTTGCTTAATGTACAAGGAGCTCAACTTGCCGGAGTTCCAGATGATTCTGTTGCTCGGATGCGGCAGTTGGTAGCTGAAGGCAAAGCAGAACCTGGTAAAGTATCTCTTCCTACTGCTACAACTACTCCATATTCTGGGCCGTCGTTTGCTCCTGAAACGTTTGATACCAAGGCAGCACATACGGCAGGTGCTGTTCGATCAACTCCAAATATCTCCTTTGAGTCATTGAAGGAGTCAGCAGACACTGATATTCCAATCGTTACTGGCGCTAAGCGCGTAGGAAGATTAGCGCGTAAAGGTGCTGCACTTCCTCTTGCTGCTGGCATGGACGTTGTAAATAAGCCAGCGAACTTTGTTAACTGGGCCCTCGGAGGAAGTCCTACTTACTTCGACACTGAAAATACCAAACGCGTTCTTAACAGTAAGTAAGGAGAGTCCTATGTTCAATCTTGATGATGTTCTGTCTGGCAGTGGTGGATCGTTTGTTACTCGACACTCGCCAGAAGAGACGCAACTACTGACACTGGAGAAGCAAAAAGCTGATGTTGCAAATGACCCAGGTAAGATAGACGCTCTGGTCAGCAATGTCGCGGCACGGCTGAGTCCGGTGACAGCTAAGCCTAAGTACAACAAGTTTGCTACTAAGACTGAAGCACATGAAGCTAATATCCCTGAAGATCATCCCTTTAAGGGACAGGTTGAAAATATAAGGAATCAGTTCGAGCAAAGTTTGGCTGATCCGAGGAACGTTGGAAAGAGTGCTAAGAGGATTCTCTCTGAAACTGCTTCCAATGTTCTTGCTACTCCAGACGTAGAAGGCAAGACGGCACTGGAAAAAGCTCAGATGTATAAAGCTGCAAAGGATTCTGAGCTTACCAACTACTTTGGTTTGTTTGGAGAGAACAAGAAATATGCAGCTCTTCCAGGGCAAGCTGACTTCGAAGCAGCATTGAAAGAAAAGAAAGTTGAGTCGGAGGGAACTTCTACTGGTGAAGCTATGGCTTGGGGAGCTGGCATCAAGTCGTTGGGTCTTGGTTATAAAGTTGCTAAGGCCTTACGTGCTGGTACCGCTGTGGGTGCCGCAGTTGGAGGTCCTGCCGGAGCAGCAGCCGGGCTTGCTGGCGCGGCTATAATGGCTATTCCTGAGTTCTTTGTATTCGACAAAGCAAAAGAGCTGGTAGATAACTCAATGTATGGCAAGACTCACGAAGGAACGTGGGGCAAGCTTGGCATTGAACTGGCTCTTGGTGTCGGTGCTATTGGTGGAGGACATAAGATTGTTAATAGTGTCGGAGGAAAACTGGTCAAGGAAGCATTAAGCAAAGGTCTTATAGAAGAAACCGCGCTGCCTACACTTAAGAAGGTTCCTTTCTTGGGCGGTGGTGTTGAGGCATTTGAAAAGAATCTTGCTAAAACACAAGCTAAAGCAGCAGAAGCAGCAGCTAAAGCGGCTGAGGCTGATGCTGCTGGACGCCAGACATTGCTTGATGCGCTTGAAGGAGATAACTATACCCGCCGTGTTGCTACTGCAATGGACTATGCAAGGCCGGTTATTCCCACAGGACTTGCTCCAATCTCAGTTACTCCTGAGGGTGTTGCACTTACTAAAGAAACTGATATACTTCGGTATGGCGTACTCCAAGATGCTGTTAAAAGTCCAGGTGCTCCTATTGGACTGCATGAAGCTGCAATTGCAGATCTCGAAAAGATTTATGGCTCAAAACCTTTCATGGGCTTATCTGAACTAAGTGAACCTCAGTTCGAAAAGGTAATGGATAGGGTTGGTAAGGGAGTACCGCAGACTGTTGCTATGAACATGGAGGCAGCAGATATTGCTGCACTTACCAGTCGGATGGAGGCAGGCGCCAAGGAAGAACTGAAGCCGGCACTAGATATCGCCAAGACTATTGCTCGTGCAAGTGGAACAGCAGATGACTTTGTTAAAGAGTTGACTGCCGCGGAAGTCTTTGGTGGGACTGGAACACTTGACGCTAATGAACTCAAGCGTGTTCTTAATGCCAATGGAGTTAAAGGTCCGAAGGATCTCTTTAATAAAGCTAAACGACTTGTGGCTGAAGAGGCAGCAGCTGAACAAGAAAAGGCTGTAGCCGCTGCGGCAGTAACCCCGTCAAAAAATGACTTCGCTAAGAAGTTGGGAATGGGCTTAGTTGCTGGCGGCGCAGGACTTGGGGCGTTTGCTATCAATCCGGCAACAGGTGAAGTTGATACTGCTGAAGCAATTACGCCGGCACAATTCTATCGCCAAGCAGCAAAGGCTATGGAGTTACGAACAAAGTCTACTGCTCTCGCAGAGCTTCGTAGTGGTATTCAGGCGGCTCCTAATACTATGTTTGA